ATGATAGTGGTAATTGAGAGGAATTTTGCCCTTTATGAGAAACAATTATTGAGCATGCCACTTCAAGATTTTCCTGTAGCTGAACTGGAGGATTCTTACAATGAATATGTTCCCATTTTCAAAATTCAGTCTGGTATTACGTCTGATACCAACATTGTAGATTCACGATCTGATGTCACTCATCAAACCATGCGTTTTCGTGATCAATATGCTGGCCATCAGAATGATATTGAATCTTTTGTTGATCCAACGCGTAAGTTACAAGACAAGGATGATGTGCCTTTGGCTGATTTCTTTTCTCGACCTCAGAAAGTTTTTGAGGCTGAGTGGAACACAAATGGCATTATTAATGGTGATTTTAATCCTTGGCGACAATTTTTGACAAACAAGAGAGTTCAAAATCGTTTGGCAAATTTTAAACTGTTGCGTTGTGATTTGCGTATGAAAGTTGTTGTTAATGGTAACGGTTTTCAGTATGGCAGAGCGATTGTAGCTTATTGGCCGATGTCTGGTTATGATAATCTTTCAACGCATACTGCATTGGATCCTGTTGATCTGACTCAAACTTCTCAGTTGCCACATATTTTTATTGATCCTACAACTTCAACTGGAGGAGAAATGAAGATTCCGTTCTTTTGGCATGAGAATTATTTTGATATTCCTGGAGTTTCTTGGGGAGGTGATCTTGGTATTCCTAGTGCTGGCACAGTTTTGTTGCGCACTCTGACACCTTTGAAACATGCAAACGGAGCTGATGATAAGGTTACTATATCATTTTTCATTTGGGCAGAGAATGTTCAATTGGCTATGCCTACATCTGTTGATGCTCAAACTTTGACTCCTCAATCAGGAGCTGAAATTAATGAGGCGAATACCAAAGGAATGATTTCAGGTCCAGCAACTACGATTTCAAAGTTTGCTGGTATAGCTGCAGGTTACGCTCCTATAGCTCCATATGCGATGGCGACTAGCAAAGTTGCAGGTGCCGTTGCTTCTGCTGCGAAGATTATGGGCTATAGTAGACCAGCTAACACTAAAAATCCTGATCCTTTGCGACCAACTCCTATTTCCCAGTTGGCTACAACGACAACTCCTGATACAGCATTGAAGATGACTGTGGATGATAAACAGGAGTTGACAATTGATCCTCGGGTTTCTGGAGTGGGTGCTCACGATCCAATGGTGATTAGGGATATTGCCAAAAGAGAAGCTTATTTGACCAGTTTTCAATGGCC